TCTGATTTCTTCAGTCCACCTTTCTTGTATGCATTGACTAGTTTGAAAAAGTTCTGCTGTGCTATGGATGTTGCTGGCATATTATTTACCCAAAGCAAGCAAATTCTTTATGTAATTCTTTTGCTTTATCACAATATGCTTTATATGCTTCAATTTGGCACGAAAATAATCCAATATATTTTGTTTTACCATTATGCGTTATTTGGGCTTTCCATTTTTTAGATATTTTGCACCAACTTACTCCTTTATATCCAGATTTATTATTCTGATACTTTAGTCTATTTGCACCATTTTGACTATTATTCGCCAAGCGTAAATTAGACCAACGATTATCAGATGGAACATTATTGATATGATCTATAAATTGTTTTGGATATTCACCGGTAACATATAGCCAAGCAAGAATATGTGCTTTATATTGCTTTTTTTTCAATACTCTAATAATTCTATATCCATTATGATCATTATATCCAGCGATATCTCCAATTTTGATACGATTGCTATTTGTCTTTAGCCAAGTAAATTCTCCAGTATCTGGATTATAATTTAGTAGTTCTTTAAGTTCAGATTGTGTAATCATATTGAAACTATATCACATTCGTATTAATAATCAATATTATTCTCCAGCTGCTGTTCTTTTGCTATGACAGCTTTTGCATAAGCTCATTAGATTAGATGATACATCACGCAAGTCTGGTCTGTCTGCTAACTTGGTAATATGATGAACTTCATAAGCGGGTGTATACTTTTTTTCTTTTAAGCAATCAGCGCAAAGAGGAAAGTCTTGCAATTGAGTTTCTCTTACTATCTTCCAACTACTATCATATCCACGGCGATATGAATTTGGTCTATTTTCTGGTATTTTGAGCTTATTTATCTTATTTGTTGGTGGTTTGTATGGCATATCTTTGATATAATTATCGTTTTATCTTTTATATCTGATATATATCTAAAAGAATATTATAAACTTTATGCCCGGAAGAATTCCATCAGTAGATAGCATTAATACAACAGACAAAAGACCAAAGCCTGTGAGTGATGGTATAATTCCATCAGCACCAAAGTGGCTTTCAGCAGAAGCAAAGAAGATATATAGAACAACAGCCAATGATATTGTAAAGCTAGGTATTGCTGGCAAATGCGATGAAAAGATCCTTTCATTGTTTGCTATGCAAATGGCAAGATTGATGGTTGTATCACAAAAGCCAGACAAGGAACTTGCCGACGAAAGACTGTTGAATGATCTTACTACGCAGACACTTCAACTGGCAAAAGAACTTGGCATTAGTCCTTCAGCCAGAGCAAAGCTGCGCTTGGCAAAGATAGAAGAAAGCGATGAACTTGATACTTTTCTAAATGATCAATAAAATTCCAAATCCAGAAGATATGGTCAAGTATGACAATGGTGCGATATATGTTCGCACTCATTTTATCAGCATCTTGATCGGCAAGAAAACATATAATGAACTGGAAGCTATTGCAAAGTCATATAATGCTATGCATTGCAACAAGGCAATGAATGTATTCAATGCTATGTTCCAGAATGAAAAGGATGCAAAGGATTTTGCGTCAAGCCTTTGATGGATAATGAATATACAATAGATGATACAATACCAAAGCGTATTGAAAAATTCTTTGCTACATTCTTGAAGCACGGCAAGGGAACTCACGCTGGCAAACCATTTATACTACTTGATTGGCAGAAAGACATCATAAGACAATTATATGGAACATATAACAAAGAAGGACTACGTAGATACAGAAACGGACTTATTCTTATCCCAAGAAAAAACGGCAAGACAACTCTCTGCGCTGGATTATGTTTATATGAGTTGCTATTTGGTGAAACAAATGGAGAAATATACGCAGTTGCGAACAGCAGGGACCAAGCCCGCATTATTTTTGGTGTTGCTACAGACATGGTTAGCACATCTCCAACACTATCAAAAAGATTAAAAGTATATAAAAATGCACTATACAATAGCAAAACTCGTAGCACGTTTAAAGTATTATCTCGTGACGCGAATACTGCCCTTGGTCTTAACGCTTCCTTTGTAATATTTGACGAGTTGCTGGCAGCACCAGATGACAGCCTATACAACAGCATGGTTACAAGTATGGGTGCTCGTAAAGAACCACTTATGCTTTCTATATCCACAGCTGGATTTAGCAAGGCAAGTTTCTTATATCAGCTTGTTGAGCACGGAGACAGAATTAATACTGGAGTAATCAAGGATGATACATTCTTTGCACGCATATATGGATTAAGAGAAGAAGATGATTGGACCAAAGAAGATGTTTGGTATAAATGTAATCCATCACTAGGTCATACAATCAGTATAGAATTCTTTAGAACAGAATATAATCGCGCCAAAGAGTTTCCACGATTTGAGAATGCATTCAAAACGCTTTATCTAAATGCGTGGATTGATCATGAAAAGAGTTGGATTGGTGATACTCAATGGATGGATTGTGGTAATGATATAAAGATAGAAGATTTTAAAGGTGACATTTGTTATGCTGGATTGGACTTGAGTAGTACTACAGACTTAACAGCACTTGTATTATGTTTTTACAAGAATGAAAAATATTATATATTCTCTTATGCGTTCTGCCCAGAAGAAAATATAAGAGTACGAAGCCGCAAAGATAAAGTAGGATATGAACTATGGCGCAATCAAAATTATTTAATAGCAACACCGGGCAATGCTACAGACTATGAATATATTGTAAAAAAGCTGAATGATTTGAGCAAAGATTATAATATATCTGCTGTTATGATTGACCGTTGGAATAGCAGTTACTTATCAACTAAACTAATGGATAATGGTTTTAATGTTGTAGCATTTGGTCAGGGATTTAGCAGCATGAGCAGTCCAGTAAAAGCATTAGAACGGTTGGTTTTGTCAAAAGGTATAATTCATGATAAAAATCCAGTATTAAGATGGTGCATGAGCAATGTTATACTAAAAATAGATGCTGCTGGTAATGCAAAAGCTGATAAAGCAAAGAGTCGTGAGCGTATAGACTTGGTTATAGCCCTACTTATGGCACTTGAAGAGTGCAGTAAGAATAATCATGAAAATGGAGCAACTAATATAGTTTGGGTCTAAAAAGCATCATTTTTTATCATTAAGCTTATAGTTATATTGAACATGGCACTATTAGACATTTTTAAATCTCGTAAAACGGATGCTGAAGACACCGAAAATAGATCAGAAACCATCGCTGGTCCGGTTGTTACAAACTGGGATAGTGCATATGGATATGGTCGCAACATTGATCGTTTAAGCGTTGTATATGGTTGTATCAACCTACGCGCTTCAACAGTTGCAAGTCTTCCTATTCAACTAAATCGTAAATTAGCAAGAGGTCACGAACCAGCTAAAGACAGCGAATATTACGATCTTATTACAAAGCGTCCAAACGGATTTCAAACTAATTACACTTTCTGGCATTGGGTCATTTCACAATTGGATATGTTTGGAAATGTATATATCCAGAAGATCCGTAATAATGCAGGTACTGTAATAGAACTATTCCCACTTAACCCAATCAGTGTTGAGGTATATATGAATGGCGAAGGAATGCCATACTATAAAATGAATATCACTGGGGTTGATGGAGTAAGCTATTACAAAGAGTTTACATATGATCAAGTCATACACATCAAAGGATATAGTCGCAATGGTGTATATGGATTGAGCCTTATTGACACATTCAGAACATTGTATGATGGATATCTAGAACTTGAAAATGCTGGAACGCAAATTGCAAAGAATGCAGCAAAGCCAGCCGGAGTTATCTATTATCCTCAAAACATGAAAGAGGAAGAATTGGAAAAGATGAAAGCAGGATGGAAGTCTGGATTTACATCAGGTAACAGTGGCAAAACAGCATTTCTTCCCAATACAATTAAAGTTGATAATCCAACAATCGGATTAACAGCACAGCAAGCAGAGTATATTAGCCAAAAGCAATTTAGCGCACAGCGCATTGCAGCAGATATCTTTAGAGTTCCATTGCATATGTTAGGACTACAAGCTAGCCCAACATACGCAAGTGTTGAACAACAAGCTATTGAGTTTGTACAATATACTATTACTCCACTTGTTACAAATATTGAACAGCAAATTCAAAAGCAATTGCTAGATGATGCTGAAGACGTATATATCAATTTCAATGTCAATGGACTATTGCGTGGAGATGTCAAGACTCGCATGGAATGGTATAAGTTTGGAATAGAGCATGGTATTCTTACTCCAAATAATGTTAATGAGTCAGAAGATACTGGATTATTTGTTCCAGCAGATAAAGGTGGAGATGATTATATACGTCCACTTAATTTTACAGTTGTTGGGAAGACACCTTCAACACCAATTTCACAAAACTCATCAAGTCTTGCAATTTCTGGAAGCATCTAACTATTTATATCTATGAAAATCAGTCTTGAATATAGAGCATATGACATGATGGATGTCAAAGTTGACAAAGAAAAGCGCATTATTGAAGGCCGAGCAGTTGTGTATAATAGCATGAGCAATGAATTGCGTACAACAACTGGAGATAAATTTAAGGAAATCATTCGTGCTGGAGCATTGACTGATAGTCTAGCAAAGAATGATATTCTTGCATTCAAGGAACATAATCCAGAAATGCTATTGGGTAGAAAGAGTGCTGGTACATTGATGCTAGAAGATAGACAAGATGGATTGTATGTTAGAATTAATGTTCCAGAAACTTCATACGGTGAGGATACATTGGTAAGCGCTCAACGTGGAGATTTAAAAGGATTTAGCTTTGGATTTAATAGTCCAAAGGCAAAAACATACAGCAGATCTGGAGAAAAAATAAGAGAAATATCATCACTGAATTTGCGAGAAGTCAGTGTTGTGGCAAATCCAGCATATCCAGAGACATCATTAACTGTTATTCGCAGTGAAGACTTTGTTGAAGAAGTAACTGATATAAAGTCAGAACCTGCACCAGTTGAAAATAGAGAAGAAGTCAAACAGGAAATAAAGCAAGATAAAGTAGTCGAAAATAAAAAAATTGACAGCAAAGATTACGAATACCGCTTTAAGTTCATAACACTAACTCATAAATAAACAATTTGCCGAGGGCATCCTCGTGCTCAAGTAAAAAAATCAAACCAAAAAAGGAAGACACATATGTCTAAACTACTACAAGATAGATCAGCAGTATACGGGGAAATGAAGCACATCATGGCCCTCGAAAATCGTAGCGAAGCCGACTTCGCTAAATATAATGAACTGGAAGCCAAATATTCCGCTTTGACCAAGCAGATTGAAGCCGAAGTTCGCTTTGACACAATCAAAGTAAAAATGGATGAAGTTCTTGATAAGCGCGCAGTCAGCGGTGGTAAGGGAAGCAATGACGAAGAAATTCGTTCTGCTTTCATCAACTACGTCCGCACTGGCGATGTATCGGAAATTCGTAACATCAATAGCTTTACATCCGCTGAAGGTGGAGTAAACGTTCCAGTCATTCTTCTTGGACAAATCCAAAAAGCTCTGTTGGAAAATAGCGTAATGCGTCGTATCGGTGCTAGTGTTATCAACACAACCAGCACAACGACTCTGCCAATCACCAACAATGCTCCTACCGCTCTTTGGAAGGATCAGAACCCATCTGCTTCGTATGCTGAAACCCCACAGACATTCTCGTCTGCTACCTTGGGCGCATACAAGTTGACTGCTCTGATCAAGATCTCTGAAGAAGTTCTTCAGGACGCATCTACCGATCTTGAGTCAACAGTTGCAAGCAATCTTGGTGTTGCCTTTGGTAATGCCGAAGAAATCGCTTTCGTCTCTGGTTCTGGTGTTCTGCAGCCAACTGGTCTGTTCCGCACCACAACCGCTGGCGGAAACTCTGCACTAAGCCAAAATCTTGGCTCGTCCACTGGCTCTGCCCTGTTGGATAACATGATTGCCGCTTACTACAAGATGCCGGGCAATCGCCGTCAGGAAGCAGTTTGGGTTGTTGGCGATGGTCTTGCTTCGCAGATGCGCCAACTCAAGGCTTCTACCGCTGGTACATACCTGTGGGAAGTCAGCACACAAGCTGGTCAGCCTGACCTATTCTTGGGTCGTCCAGTTTATACAACCTTTGCCGCTCCAACATCGTGGCAGGCCACGACTGGTGTAATGGGTGCTCTATTGTATCCACAGCACTATGTCATTGGTGATCGTGGTGGTTATCAACTGACCCGTCTGAATGAGCTATATGCCGCAGAAGGTAATGTTGGTTACAAGGCCATGAAGCGCGTTGATGCAACTCTGACCGATGGTAACTCGTTGGTTAAGCTGATTGCAAGCGTAGCTTAATAATTAGGTAGTTCTCTCATAATAAAGCCCACCAGAAATGGTGGGCTTTTTTTATGTAGATATTATTATATGTTAAATCTCTATTTTATCTTATAACTTCATACTTATAATCATGAGAACTACTACAAATATATCTTCATATGGTCCAACACTGACTGAAGCAAAAAATTACTTGAGAGTTGATATAAATGATGATGATGCACTTATATCTGCACTCATAACTGCATCATATGATCAAGTTGTGGCAGAATGTAACAGAGACTTTAGTCCATGCACACACAGTATTAATGTATTTAGTAGCAGTGGAGATATATTTCTAAGCACACAAACTGTAAATACTGTAAGCACAGGTTCTCTTAAAGAATATGCTGGAAGTTGGTATACATACATTCCAGAAGATCAATATTTTAGTGGAATTATATCATTTACAGTAGCAAGTGGAAGCAATATTCCAAGCAATGTAAAGATAGCACAAATGATGCTTATCAACAGCTTCTATGAAAATAGATTACCAGAAGCAGTTGGTGTATCAACTTCTCCATTGAGCTATAGTGTTCAGGCTTTGCTTTCGCCATATAAACTTATCAAACCACAATGAACCCCGGCCAACTTGATGAGAGAATAGTTCTAAAATATCCTACAAGCAGTAGTATAGATAGATATGGTCAGTCAATAATGACATATGGCAGTGCTAGTTTATGGGCAAATGTAAAAAAAGAAAGTGGAACAGAGACAAATGCTGGTGGATATATCTACAATACTGCAACATATAAATTTACACTTCGTAATAATACCAATATATCAGAAAAGGCAATTATAACATATAATACTAATGATTATAATTTGGTATTTATTGATGAAGAACCATTTGATGGATATACAATTATAATTGGCGAAAGGAGAAATTAATCTTTATGGCTAACGATGGCATAAAGGTTGATATAAAAGGATTGAGCGAGCTTCAATCAAAGTTAGATAAAATGTCTGAAGACTTTGCTGCAAAATCAATTGTAAGCGCGGCATATAGTGCAAACAAACAAATGGTTGATAGCATAAAGAATGAAATATCTGCAAAAGGACTTGTAGATACTGGATTATTACAACAGAGCATTGTGCGCAAAAAAATAATATATGGAAAAGATGGTAAAGTTGTAATAATAACTGGAGTAAGTAAGAATGTAAGAGGAACAGATAGTAAAGGAAAACCAAGAGTTCCTTGGAGATATGCCAATGTTCTTGAGCCAAAATATAACTTTGTTAAATCTGGATTTGAAGCTTCCAAGCAATCGGTTGTTGACAAATTTGTTTCTGCTTTGGCTTCAAGAATAAAGAAATATACAAAATAACCATTTTAAATAGATAATTATACGCATATGGCTATACAGGAATATTACAACAACTTAAGACAGCTAATTCACTTAAACTTACAAGTTCCGGTGTATAGTGATAGTACGTTTGAGAATAGCAATGTTGAATTGCCATGCATAGTATTTAGTAGAGAAGGAATTCTTGGATCTCAGACAATGGATGGTCCAAGTGTAAATACTGAGACTGTCACATTTGCTTGTAAAGCAAAGACTATTGAAAAAGCAGAAGAGATGCGTGACTTTGTTATTTCTATACTGAATGGATATAGTAATGAAATACAGATAGTATTAAATAGTGAAGTTGATGAATTTGATATCAATACTGGAATTTACAGCAGAGATATTAGCTTTGATGTTGTGTATGGTGCTGATATTGAATATCTAAATGTTGTAATTGGAAGTGGTGCTGGTGGTCAAGTTACAATATGGAAAGACAAATATATTCTTACTGGAAGTAATGTAATGACCATCACAGGAAGTGATGTAACATTCCAAGGTAATGTAAATATTTCAGGAAGCTTGAATATTGGTGGTGGAATTACAATAGAAAATGCCATTAGTTCTTCGTATGCTCGAAATGCGGATACAGCCAGCTATGTTCTTGGATCAAGTGCCACGGCAAGTTATGCTGAATATGCTGTAACTGCTTCATATGCACTTAATAGTGTTGGTGGAACCAGTGGTACAAGCGGAACAGATGGTATATCTGGAACATCCGGAACCAGTGGAACAAGTGGAGTTAGTGGAACAAATGGTTCTTCTGGAACAAGCGGAATTAGTGGTACAAATGGTACAAGCGGAACTTCTGGAACAAGCGGAGCAAATGGTAGCAGCGGATCTTCTGGTACAAGTGGTATTAACGGAACTAGTGGATCGTCTGGTATTTCAGGAACCAGTGGAACAAATGGATCCTCTGGTAGCAGTGGAACATCTGGTACAAGCGGTACAAATGGAACTAGTGGATCATCCGGTACAAGTGGAACCAACGGATCAAGCGGAACAAGTGGCACGAATGGATCTTCTGGAACAAGTGGAATATCTGGTACAAATGGTTCGTCTGGCAGCAGTGGATCATCTGGAACAAGCGGACTAACAGGAAGCAGTGGAACAAGTGGTACAAATGGCACAAGCGGTACCAATGGAAGCATATATGTTGGTAATTCTACAACCAATATGAGCATCGTACCATCTGGTTCAGTGGTCAATATGAATGTGGAAACTGGATTGGCGTATACACCAACTCAGGATGTTACCATCGTTTATGATTACAATAATCATATGCATGGTATTATTTATTCTTACAATCCAAACAATGGTGCTTTGGTTGTTAATATAAATGAAGCTACAGGTACTGGTACATACAATATTTGGACGGTCAATCTTGACGGTGCTGTTGGTGTGGTCGGATCAAGTGGAACAAGTGGTACAAATGGAACATCTGGTACAAACGGTACGAGTGGAACGGATGGTACAAGTGGTTCGTCTGGAAGTAGCGGATCAAGTGGTTTAAGTGGATCCAATGGAACATCTGGATCATCTGGAACAAGTGGTCTTAATGGATCGTCTGGAACCAATGGAACAAGTGGAACATCTGGTGCCAATGGATCATCTGGAACAAGCGGAGTCAGTGGAACAAATGGAAGCAGTGGAACAAGTGGAGCAAATGGTTCCTCTGGATCAAGCGGTGCATCTGGTACAAACGGATCAAGCGGAACAAGTGGTGTATCTGGAACATCTGGTAGCTCTGGTACAAGCGGATCTCATGGAACAAGTGGTACAAGCGGAGTAAGTGGATCAAGTGGAACATCTGGAGCAAATGGCAGCAGCGGTACAAGCGGTGTAAATGGCACAAGTGGTACAAGTGGAAACTCTGGATCAAGCGGTACATCTGGTGTCAGTGGCACGAGTGGATCTTCTGGTACAAGCGGTGTGTCTGGAACAGTAATTACCAGCGGTTCATATTATAATATCAGCAGCAGTTATGCACTAACAGCTTCATATGCTCTGAATGGCGGCGGCGGTGGATCTGGTATCAGCAGTTCATTCCAACTATCAAACGGTGGTGGACAAGCATTTAGCACTGCCAATAATGTAACATTTGGTCAAGTCACTGCATCTTTATTGAAATTAAGTGGATCGGTTCTAGGCAACTATCTGAATATAAATGACACGAAGATAACGATTGGACAAGCCGACTCAACAAATGCACCAAACTCCATATTGATTGGTGCAGAGTCAACTGTAACTGGAACGGGAACCAATATATCAATCGGTGACGCAAATACGGTTGATGGTGTCACAAATATTGCAATCGGATATTCGGTTCAATCTTCTGGATCAAATGCTTTAGCAATCGGAAGTTCTGCAGTAGCACTTGCAAATAGATCAACAGCAATTGGAAATAATGCTTACGTTGACAAGGATGATAACATTGTAATTGGCTCAGATACAAATAAGCAGACCACAATATATGGTCTTGTATCTGGATCAAATTCCAAATTTGATACAATCACAGGATCACATGCCAACCTTAATATCATCACCGCCAGCTATATGTATGCCTCTGGCAGCAACATATTTGGTGATAGTCCAAATGATGTTCATACATTTGTTGGAAAAGTTGACATAACTGGATCAGCAAACATCACAGGATCTGTAAATGTAACAGGCAATGTATTGCCAACAGCTGATGGAGTATACAGCTTAGGTAGTCCAACCCAACGTTGGAAAGATGTATATGTTGGAAGCAGCAGTTTGTATGTTGGTGGCATCAAGATAACAGATTTGGGCAATGGTACACTGAATATCCAATTTGGAAATTCTATACCTATAGCACTTCCAACATCATCCAATTACGCACAAACAGCAAGTTATGTACAATTGGCTGAAACAGCAAGTTATGCTGTCAATACAAACTTGGCAGGTTCGGCAAATGCAATTGCTTACTTCGTCAATGAAAATGTTGTATCAAACAGTAATCTTGTTCAGACAGACACAGCAGTATTTGCCATCACTGGAAGCGTAGCAAGTGAACTTGATATTTTCTCGCAAGATCCTGAAGGAAATGTAAGTAATGCTGGACTATATCTGACAGTTGATGCTGACTTCCCAGAAACAAGCAGCCTTAATATGATCAAATACAGTGATTATAGCACTGGATCTGGTTATATGAACATTGATGTTGCCAATTCGACATTCATTGTTGATGACACAGCTGAAAATCTGGTCATTGGTACATTATCAACTGGAAGCATTGTATTTGGTGTAAATAATACAGCATCTGTTTATATTGATGAAACAGGTCTTGTAGGAACATCATCTTACGCAACATTTGCGACAACTGCTTCATATGTATTGAATGGAGGATCTGCATATATAGATGGAGGTACTCCAACCAGCGTATACGGAGGATCAACACCAATAGACGGTGGGACAGTTTAATAATCTAATATAATATAAATTATGGCCACACAAATTCAATTAAGAAGAGGCACGGCATCTGAATGGACAAGTGCAAACCCAACCCTAATGCAGGGTGAAGTTGGTATCGAGCTTGATACACACAAGTTCAAGTTCGGTGATGGCACCACAGCTTGGAACAGCCTATCATATTCCAGTGGTGGATCTGGAACCAGTGGAGTCAATGGTTCGTCTGGCACATCTGGTGTAAATGGAACATCTGGCACTAGCGGTATTAATGGTTCAAATGGCTCTTCTGGGACAAGTGGAGCAAATGGTCAAAATGGA